ACGGGGTCCGCAACGCATCGTGTGAGGTAGTCGTCTTGCATGGGGTTCGTTTGATTACCTACCTATTATAGGGCATTTAGGCGTCTTTGTCAACCCCTGGCATCATAATCATATCCCGAGATGGAGAATTGATCAGGACTACCTGGATATTTTGCAGGAGTGTCCCCCTCATACTCAACTATTAAAGGTTCTCCATCAATTCTTGCTGCCTGAATAACATAATAGCAATCGATATTAGATGCATTACCTGATCTAATTTTAACTTTTTGTCCCCATTCAATTGCATCTACAATTAAATCTTGGGATGATCCAATTTGAGTTAGAGTCACAGTCATTGTTTCTGGATCAATTAAACCTCTCCAATATTCTGGAAGTTCAATTACATTTGAATTAGTAAGTCTACCACGATAATATACACCTGCTTCTGGACCTTCTAAACAGATGTGTCTAAGGCGATGATTTTCTTTATTTGGATGCTTAATATCAAAGCCTTTCCATGATTGTTGATTAATAACTCCTTGAATATCAGGACATTCAATGCGTTGTGATGTTAATTTCGTATTTACTTGAAAATCATCAATCTGTGCAGATTTGTGATAGTATGGTAAACATGCTTCTTCTGGATAATCATCTTCTCCCTTATTTCCATACCAAATATATTCATAGTCGGTCATTGGTCGCCCCCAACCACCTGGTTTTTTGGTACAATCCTTACTTCTAGGGGATGGAATAAACTCTTTTGCTGGTTCTGCCATAATTAAATCTCTTTAAACTTTTCCTGATTGTAAATATTGACTATTATCTCCTGGATAATCTTCGGGAGATGTTCCTTCATACTCTGCTATGTTTCTTTCGCAGTCTTGCCTCTCTCCATAAATGTGGTAGAAGCAATTGATTGGCATACCTCCATGTGCTTGGAGATATACCTTCTCTTCATCAATTCTCTTTACAATTACATTCTGGTGTGCTCCGATTGGAGTTAGATTGACTGTAATTGTTGTCCAATCAACCAATCCTTTCCAATATGTAGGGAAGATAATTTCAGTTTTATTTGTTACTCTCCCTCTAATATATACGTCTGCTGTTGGTGCCTCTGGTGCAACGTGTCGCAGTCTCCAATCATCTTTAGTTGGGTGTGGAATATCAAAATCTTTCTTTGCTGCCAAATAGTTTCCACTATAGTCACGAACAATAGCACCCGAAACCATTAATCCTGCCTGAACATTAAAATTAACATCAATGTTGCCCATAATGGCAGCATTAGCAGAACAGCAAAGAGAATATGGATTACTTAAACCCAAAGGTAATCCACCAGGGGTGAATGGTGGAGGAGAATCACCATTCACCAAGGGTGCAAGATTAAGTGTAGCATATGGAGTAGGGAATGATCCTGGAGCTCCAATAACTACAGGTCCTTCCATACCTGCTGAACCATTAATTCTAGTAACACCTTCACCAATAGCAGGGAAAATACCAGTACCACATTTTATTTGACCACCAAAATTGGCATCATCTAAATTAAATGTCATTTTTACTCCTTATGCTTGATTTTGCTTTCTTTGATATTGCTGACCACCAACCTTGGAATCTTTAACTGCGACTGCATCACTTACACCCGAAATAATATTTCCATATAAAGTAAGACCAGAGTTTCCAATTGCTTCAC